CGTAGTCATTCCCATTGCTTGCATCTTACGGACTTGATCCTTTGACTTCTGACACATACTGTGGTAGTCGTGGGATGTGTAAGACACGCTGTGCTTATCGTCGTTCTTCTTCACGGTTTCCTCCTGTGAACATTCCTGAACCGCCTAATATTTCAGCGGCACCTCTGTTTCTCTGTTGCTCTATTAACATCCCTCTTTCGCTAGGTCTAGCGCTCGTAAAGGCTTCTAAATCACTACGACTAACTGCACCTTTTCCGGTGCTGACATTACTAACCTGAGGACCCTCTTTTCCTAATTGACTTCGTAGGTTAAATATGTTAGCTTGCATAGGAGGAGTAACAGCCACTAATCTGTGCGGCAACACTTTTTCAAACTGAGAAATTAAATTAGCTCCCTGCTCTCTTCCGGTTGCTCTACGAACCAACTCATCTCCTTTGCCTGCGATTCCCTCAAGAAAATTATGCTCATCAGACATAACAGCAAAAATGTTTCCGTTTGGCTTGACTTTTACTAAATAATTTATACCACCTTCAGTATAAGCCCTGCCTTTTTTAGTGTTTACTAACCAAATACCGTTCTCTTTTAAACCTTCTAAGCTATCGCTCTTTGAGCTTAACGTCCATCTACGGGGTTCGCTGTCTTTTTTATTGTCGTTATATTTTCTGTTGGCGTCTGACTTTTTCTTTAGGTCTGTCCACAATTCTTCTAAAGACGGTTTTCCCTTGTATTTAGTAAACGATTTATATAAGTCACCTATGTAACCCCCAGCTTTTATAACATCGTTGTAGTGATCTCCTGTCTTTGTCCCTGCTCCCGGAGCCTTTATTAGTAGTATAGTGCCTTCAGCGTCTTTGAAAGGAACGTCAACACCTTTAGCATCTGGCGCTTTCCACACGTTACCAAAATGTTGCTCAATAAATTCTAAATCTTTAGCGCCCATGCTTGACTTGCGTCCGTCGCTTGTTGGGAACAGTCGGCCTTCTTTAATAGCGGCTGTATACGCCCCGTCTGTATATGCAAAGTAGTCTGTGATTCCTGACTTTTCCATGATTGTTTTAACTTCTTGAGCAACAGGACCTTGCCGCCCTGCCTGCCGCCCAATGTGAGAAGTATATTGTACTTGTGCAACTGCTTTGTGTATGGCATCGTCAGCTAAGGCCCTAGATACGTGTCTCTGTGACCCCGGCGTTATTCCCATTTCTTTGTATAAAGCCCTTGATTGTGGGTCCAAAACATACTCTATAGCATCAACAGCAGACTGTACACCCCAATTAAACCCTCCCGTTATTTTCTGACGGGCCGCTCTGACATTTTCAGGAGCAACCCCCGTAACAGAGGATACAATATCGTCAGTTTTATTTCCTATAGCTGACCTTATAGGTTTAGACGGATCAGGTCCAGTAGGACCGTAGTAATTATCAATGTAGTTAGATATAGAAGCTGTAGACCCTCCCCTGCCAGCCGCAGGACCAAAGTACTCTACAGCATCTTGAGCGGCCTGTCTTACCCTGTTTACTCCTTTTGTAACAAGACCAGCACCCAAGACATTTGACGGAGCAAAAGTCATGTCAAAACCAGCATTGACTAACTCTTTTGGTATGCGCTGGTTTGGCATCTGCTCTTGAGGATTGCTCATGTTCATGCCAAGGACACTTGGTCTGGGCATAACAACGTCCTCTGAGGTAAACTCTTCTGGGCTGTCGCCTAAAGCAGAACGCACAGGACGCATCTCTGCTTCAGACACGGCTTCCATAGCTTCGCCTATCGCACTAAACCCAGCTTGGTACGCCTCAGATTCTGCCTCAAAAGCTCTGGTAAAGTTGCTTAAAAACTTATCCATCCACTTCATTGGTTTCTTCCTGCTCTAGCTCAGATTCAACTTGCTTGAACACAGCGTTAAGATAAGCGTAAATCTCTTTGCTGTCTCGCTGTAGCATACTGCGCTTTACGGGGTCCTGTGTAGCCTGAATTGCTTTCTTAATTTCACCAAACATATCACGCTTGAGGTAAGCAACCTTCGCTCTTACCTTTGCAGGGCCGGGACTCCTGAGTTTGTTTTTGATGTACATATACGGACCAACAACAGCGGTTCCACCCAAGACGTATATAGCGTTTGCCGCAATACTTCTGCTGGTGCTTCCCGTGTAGTGTCCTAGGCCAAGCTCATTGACAAAGCGCCCAAAGCGTGTCTTGGCTTCTGTAGCGGCCTTGGCGTTCAGAGAACCCAAAGTCGGTATGATCTGTGACATTTTACTAAAGATAGTTTCTGCTTCAGGCACCACATCAAAGATGGTCTGGTTTACTGCCCTGCGTACAGCCATAGCAGATAAGTTACCTACTGTCAACCTGTCGCCTGACAAGTCGTAGCCCATGCGTTGTAGTCTGTCATCAAACATACTTCTGGAAACACGCAGTCCCTGAAGCGTACCGCCCTGCTCATCCAGTATAGTCAAAAACTCCCTATACAAACCAGCGACTTGCTTTTTTGCTTCTTTGCTGGACATAAGCTTCGGGTTTGTCTGAACGATAGAATCAAACTGAGCCTTGGCGTTAGCCCTAAGATTTTCATCTATCTCAGGCCAGTTAGTTTTCTTTTCGTTCTTAGCCAGCATCTTCATCAGATTTGACTCTAAACCGTCGTAGTACTTCTGTAGTGCGTTGTAGTTTTCTTGTAGAGTCTTGTTGCCAGAGACGCCAGCAGACTTAGCCACATCTATAAGCTCAACTTGCTCTGGTGTAGCTATCTGCTCTTGCTTGCCTGTGATTCCTCTAGGGTCTTCGGTTAACTCAACCTGTTCTTTAGTTTTCTTGTCGCCCTCAAACAAAATCTTGTATACATCAGCATCACCGCCTGCTAGGGGCTTTGCTTCGTTACGCATACCGATTCGCTCAAGTTTCATTGGCTTGACTTTTTGCTTTATCAGTGGCCCTGTACCCTTGGTAAAGCCCAAGTCCATGACAGCCACGAGGTTAGCCGCTTCGTTAGGATAGCTTTCTTTGAACTCCTCCCACGCTTCCATGCCTTGTCCTGCGGCGTTCCACGCCATCTGCCCACCCTTGGTCTGCATCAGTGCCTGAAACTGCTCTGCGGCACCCTCCTTCAGCCCTTCGGGTAGCATACCTACGCCCTGCTCTGCACCAAACATAACCATTTCAGACGCAGAGTCAAAGATCATTCTGAGAGGCGTAGTGACTGTCTGTAGGAGAACAGACGGGATGTTCGTGGACTGCCTATACTGCTCCTCAAGAACTGCAGGATCACTCAGGGCGGCACTAATGCCAGCCATAGTTCCTGCCTGCTGGCTCTGGCTCAACATCTGCATAGTCTGTGCTTGACGCTCAAGACCTCTCTTGTAAGGCTCAGAGAAAAACCTGTCCCACAGAGACATTTCCTCTGTTTGTACATCAGAGTTGTATACGTCTACTGCATCAGCCTCAAAAGCTCTTTCAAAAGCTGACTCATCATCCATCAGCATTTCTTTCTTTTTCTCTTCAGACACCAGAGGCTCACCCTGTGCGGGTTCACCAAAGGCTCTTTCAAATGCTTCCATATCTTCTGCAAGAGACATTACGTTAAGCTCCTACTTTAACAAACTTACCGTTCACCAGTTTGTACACTGTCCCGTTTCTTCCGTTAGGTGCAAAGAATACTGCCCCGGTTTCAGGGTCCTGATGGTATCCTGTTGCTTTGTACTCAGGCGCTGACCAATCAATAGCATCAGCAGGAGCAACACCAGAAGCTAACTGCTGTACGTTCAACAGGTGCTTTTTAATAGCCGTTAGCGCTTTGTTTTGTGCCTCTGCTGACATACCTACGTATATTGCATCAACAGTAGACTGTAGAGACTGAAATTCAATGTTAGAAATTTGGCCTAAGCCTGTTCCTGATGCTCCTGATTCTTTAGCCAGCCTTTTCATTTCGTCTATCTGTTCAAAACCAAGTCTAGCCCTGATAGACAACAGTTCTTTTTCTCTATCGTAAGCGTCAGAACCGGGAATCTTAGAAAGTACGCCGCCCACAAACCCGGCCTCTCCAAAGTCAGGGTCCATTAGGTCCTCTACGTCTTTAATAAAGCTAGTGGTTTTTGCAATCAAATTAAGAGATGCTTCTTGGCTTGCATCAGTTGTGTCAGGAGGCGGCAACGTGCTAATCAATGACCCGTCATCAGCATCTAGCACAGACACTGAACCGTCTTTACGCTCCACTGTTTTAATACCTTTGCTTGCAGGGGCGGCTTCAGGTTTAAACGGACGCTCGTACAGAACCTCTCCTGTGTCGGATACTAAAGCACCGCCAGCAGAAATAACAGAAGTTTTAGGCTTTGCTCCTTTAGCCATGTCAACGCCGGTTTGATAAGCGCTCATAATTTGGTCTTGAGTACCACCTAAATTTATAACTGATCTGACACCTTCCTGTAAATCTGTTAAGGGAATACCACGAGCCGCCGCTTGGGTAATAGCAGAGAGTCCTCCTTGTATTCCCTGTGTCGTTCTTTTTTCTTGAGTAGCAGTAGCCTGAGTAGCCGCATTAGTAAACGCTTCAGCGGCATCCTTGTCACCTTTAGCGAGGTACTCTTGTGCCAACTGCTGAAGCCTAGCGGGGTTGTTCGCGTTCTCTTTGAGCAACCTCTGGGTTTCTGCCTGTTTAGCTTCAACATCTTTGTTTAGCGCCATGATCCCCGGAATTTGACCAATATTCTGGCCTACCTGAGAATATTCCTCTCTGCGAGAAGGATCAAGCATACCACGGAGCATCATTTGTGAAAATCTAGCCATCTTAATTCCCCTTAAAACCCAAGCATATCAAACAGTGGTATTTTGTAGGCCCCTGCGTCACCCTTAACCGGACCAAGCAGTCCACCCAAGAGTCCAGTACCAAGACCACCCAACAGATTAGCTCGTGCTTGTTCTGCTACCAACCTAGCCTCAAGACCACTCATCATTGTCTCACCGTACTGCCCTGCACCAAACAACTGTCCTGCCTGTTGTTGTGCTTGATACGGTTGCATGGCTTGCTGTAGTTGCATCAACTGTGTCTGTGGCACGTAAGCACCGCCCAGAGAAGCCATAGCTAAGTTCTGCTGTGCCGCACGTTGTGCCAAGTCTGTTTGAGCCAACTGACTACCCAAGCCGGTAAACGCTTGAGCTTGTGCCGCTTCTTGAGCTTGTTCTGCTTGTGCCTGTTGCATAGCCTGTATCATCGCAGTGTTTCTAGCTTCTGCTTGCGCTCTTTCCATTGCCAGCGCTTCTGGAGTACCACCAAACATGGAAGTACGGACACCCAAGCGTCCCTGTGAAGCCAAGCGCTCTTCTAGTGCCAAACGCTGTCGTTCTTCTTCAGGAGTCTGTGTTGCCCTGATGCGTCCGTAAATGTCCTGCTCACGCTGGGCCATGTCAGTGTCGCGTAGGCCCGTCATTAGGTCTTGGCCTAAACCAAACGCTGAAGTCATCGCTGGTCGGCTTAATTCTTGACCGTAAGGAGTAGCGCCTAGTTGAGTTCTAGCACGAGTCAACATAGAAGCCTGAAGTCTTTTTTCTTCAGGAGAAATGTCAAACTCTGTGCCTGTTCCAGTTATTTGACCCGTTACAGGATCAACTGTACGTGTTGCCCTAAACTCACTACCGGGAATCGCAGAGGTAACAGTAAACGGCCTGAACTGAGACATAGTTAGAGCATCTTGTGCTAACCCAATAGCACCCGGAATAACTGTCCCGTCATCTAACGTTGTGCCTGTTAAAGCCTGAGTACCAATGTCGCCTAGCCTTTTGTACTCTTCAGCACTAAGTAAGCCACCCCCGACAACACCGCCTATCCCTAATAGGCCTTTTAAAATATCCGAAAGAGCCATCAGTAAGTACCTCTGTCATTTTTATAATTTGTAATCATCATCATAGCGTTTTACCTATCAGTGCTAATACGTTGAGTTCTTGTAAGGACAGTGAGTAACCGTTAATGTCTGTCTCAAGGCCCACAGTAATTACTGAGCCGTACCCCGTAGTATTAATAGAGGACCTACTAACTGTAATAGCTTCCTCAGAGTACTCGGCTAGGCTGTATTCAGACTGTCCGTAAAAACCCGGAATAGCACTGCTTGTTCTAAATGTGCTAGTACTAGGTGCTGTTGAAAAATCATAAGACCACTTAAGAAAAATGTCTGCGTTGTTACCGCCTATCAACGTAGGCCGTATCTTTTTTAGCATTTTAATTTTAGACGGGTCACCAAAAGACAACGCAGGGCTAGAGTACCTAAAGCGGTATATAGAGCCGCCATCTGTGTAACCGGAGTAAACGCCTAATCCGTCTGTAGTTCCCAAGTAAACGTCACCGTTTCTGTCTCTATGAAAACTCTTGAAGTCTACACTAGGCCAGCGTGTTACTCTGTACGCGCCGTTGTCTAGAGTAGCCCTTACATCAAAACAGTACACTAGATTAAGATCAGGAAAGCACAGAAGATAGAAATAGTTCTCAGGGCTGTACACTGTGCTAACGGGTTCTGTCGTAGCCAATATGTTAGCAATCAGTGTTTGCTTAATGTTTCTGCTCAAGTCGGTAATGGGTAGGGACTTCTCTTGTATAGAGCGCCCTAAACTCCTAAGACCTGTCTGAGTCAAGAACAACAAGTCTGTTCCTATATTCTGTACACTCTTTCTGTCTACACAGCCAACACCCGGAATTGTGTCCTGTAGCGCCATAGACGCAGGACTCTCTGCACCACCGTAGACAAGTGTGTTGTTTTCACCAAAGACCACGAGCAACCCGTTGTGTGCCGCTATAGCCACAACTTTGTCAAACCCGTTAGGCCATGCTTTCGATACGTCGATAGACCCGCTAGACCCGCCAGTAAAATCGTGTCCCTTGAGTAGATCAGACCAGTAGATTGTGTTGTCATCACTGGCATTACCTACGCACCAGACGCGCCCGTAAGCACCAATAGCTTCGTGACAGTACTGTGTCGCCGCTACAGATGCACCAGCAACACTAGACATTTTAGTTACTGCGCCAAGACTGTTGCTGTACACGAGAGGCTCGTAGCCCCGCTGGAAGAAGTAAGCGTGATCGTTAAAGTTAAATATCTTCCAATCGTTAGCACTGATTGTGTATGACCCCGGCGTAGCGTCAGCCAGTGTCGTTGTACCTGTCATAATCTTGTTGTTGCCAGTACTAAAGATTACCTCGTTGCCTGCACTGTCGTAAAACTCGTGTATGTTGTGGAGGTAGTCAGTACCCAACACAGTTTTGTTTGTGGTTGTAACAGTGTTACCCTTACGAGAGGCTAGGCGTCCACTTCTGTCAATAATAGCGTTATCTGCAACTTCTGCAAAAGACGTATCCTGTGCAAGCGGAGAATCTTCTGTATTAATTCCCTTGAACGCAGGAGCAACTAAGTTAATACTCTGTAGTGGCTGGGCCATCTAGTGTCTCCCTACGGTGTGTGCCAAATAGTTTCTTCTGGGTGCTTTTGGGCGTCCAGAGCAATCGCATCAGACAGGTACTTGTCGGCAATAGCAAAGTACTCTGGTGTTGATGTACCGCCTGTCTCACCACGCTCACGAGCCAACAGAGCTACTGCCATGTGAATCACAGGCTGACTAGGGATAGCCAGTGTGTCGCTGTCAGCGCTTAACGCTACGTTCCTGATGACGCTCTTGACCTTGATAGAGTATACGCCATCAGGCTTTGGGTACACATCAATCTGTGCATCACCAGAACCGTCGATACCGCTGAACGTGTAGTACTCAGGTTTACCAGAGGCGGGTGTATTAACCAAGAACTTATCGTTAAACCAAGTCTGAGGCCTGTACTCCATGACAATATTGGATGTATCGTTGATGATATTAAGAATCTTTCCTTGGTCTTGGTATCCCGTAAGCGAGTACGTGTAATCATCAGCCGCTGTGGTAATCGTGAGGGTAGACCTGAGATTAGACCAATCCCAAGCGTTTTCCACGAGTTGCTTTGCGTCGTTGATGAAGTCACCAACCATAGCACTATACGTGTTAGCGCTAACGGTTGTTACCTCGTCCTCTCGTAAACGTCTAAGAACATTGTTTACTAAATTTAAAAATGTCATATCATGTCCTTAAACAAGCTATTTATTAATCTTGATCTAAGAAGCTTAACGTAATCTACTTCGTCTTCTTGTGTCTCCATAGCAGTAACTTGCGGTCTTGCAACAGGTGCTGATCTAGGTTCCTGTGCAGGCATCATAGGGGCCATTCTACTACTGTTGTTGTTCCTTTCGCTCTGTAAAGACTGATACTCAGCAGAGTTCATTATTCCTTGTCGAATATCGTCAATCGTGCCGCCTGAGTTTACCCAAGCGTTGATGTACTGGTCAGCCCCTTGTCGCCCTAAAAGCTCTTGATATAAATCTTGAACTTGGTCAGCAGAGGGTGGGCTACTAGCGTAACCGGTATTATCAAATAATCCACCACCCATGTATGCAGGGGCAGAACCAACCGTAATACCTAAGTCATCTGCGTATGCCTGAGAAGCATCAGACAACTCGTGCGTAAAGCCCTGCTGTAAAGCGTTGCTTAACTGTTGGCCTGTCATGGCGTTTAACTGCTCATACGGAGTAACGTCATACTCAGGGAAAAAGGTCCAGCCTATGCCCGGAATCCACTGGTGGTACGGACTAGGGCGTGGGCCTATGCCCATAGCATCGCTACGGTATACTGCCATTCTGTCGATGTATTCTTGAGAAGGTCCTGCCACTGTTTAACTCCTTACGCAATGCCTTCAAACAAACGGCGTTTAATTAAGTTGTCTAGCTCTGCCATATAGTCTTTTTGTGGGGCCGCAGGAGCCGCCGGTAAAGGCTGTGGTGTGTACTCTATGCCAGCAATAAAAGGACTAAAGGCTCCAACTCCACCGCCGACACCACCACCGCCACCACCACCTGATGATGGAGGTGTTACTGGAGGCACACCGCCGCACAGTTGAGGATTAGCCGCCGCATACGCAGGGTCACTACAGTCTTGGGGTGGCGTAGACGTAGGACACTTACCATCTTCGTACTCAAGAACACTAGTGCCATCAGGACAAGTATCACACCCGCTTTCTACTGTAGCTCCGTTGTCGCAGGTTTCATCGCTTTGAAAACAGAGGCCTTCTGCGTTTTTTGTAAAACCGGGCTTACACTCGCAAGTGCCTTCTTCTCCGTCGTTAACAGCATTGGGATCGTTACAGATGCCACCGCCAGCACAGCCTGAGTAGTTAGGAACAGTGTCGTAGATTTCACCACACTTGCCTGTTTCTGGGTCTATTTCTCCAGAAGACATAAGAATGTAAAAAGTGGTTCCGTCACATCCGTAATCTATTACTTCTCCTTTGGGAGTACAGCCGCCCGTCTCAAGACACTGTGTTCCGTCAGGGCTTACAACAAAACCCGGAGGACACTCACAAGGCCCGTCTTCACCTTGGTTGGTAGCAAACGGGTCTTGACACCCAGTTGGAGTAGGCGAGGGATTACAGTTGCCGTTGGCGTCTGTTGTTCCGTCTAAGTTCCCATCTCCGTTAGAGTCACAAGGAGTTCCCGGTTCTGGTGGCGGCAGAGGAGTACAAGTTCCTTCCTTGTACCACCTACCGTTTTGGTACTCTTCGGTTCCCTCTGGACAAGGCGAGTAACCCTGCTGAAAACAGTAGTTCTTGTCGTTTTGTGTTTGCGGAGGCCGTGGTCCACTACAGAGTTCATCGTCTGTTGGTGTTTCTGTGTCGCCACCACGAGTACAAAAACCCTCAGAGTTAATCTGACCTTGGGCTATAGTTGGGTCATCACCGCCATACTTCCCCGGCTCAGAAAAACAGGCTTCACCTATTCGCACACAGCGTCCGTCATCTAAGCCGCCTCTGCGTACTTCCCCTTCTTCACACTCTTCTGGTGTAGTGACGTTAGGATCAGGACAAAGAACCCCGTCTACAGCAAGAGTTCCGTCTTTGCAAGTATCTGCACAAGATCCATCATCATTAGTATCTCTGTGTGGGTCTTGACATTCAGTTACTTCGTCTTCTGGACCACACTCACCGTCTATAGGATCAACAACATAGTCTGGGTTTTGACACTGCTCTAAACACACCCCGTCTTGATAAATTCTACCCTTATCGTTACATTCTTGTTCTTCTGCTGTTAAATCAGGATCTTCAGTAGTTGTAGGATCTTTACACGCACCCGTTGTAGGCTCTATTTCATACGGAGTGCCATCATCGGCGGTTTGTGTACAGCCGCCACAGTCATCTGCTTTTGTTGCTCCTGCTACTTGCTCCCTGCCTACTGTGGAACAATCAAAGTCTTCAACTGGAGCTACGGGTGTAAGTACGTTAGTTACTTCTTCTTCTATTTGCCCCCAAATGATTCCAGCGGTTACGGGGCCTAATATGCCTTTGAGCCAATCTAGTACGTCGTCTACAGTAGCGTCATCAACACCGCTAAAGACTTCTTCCCACTTTTCTTTTGCCCAAGTTCCTACGTCTTCTAGAACTTGCCCAACGGTGCACTCTTGTTTTCCGTCAGGACCACAGGACTCGTTACCTTCTATAATGTCACCGATAGTCTTACCTACGGTTTTAATAGCGTCCTCAAAGTCCCTATACGTACCTACGTCAACAACGCCGGGAGGAAGAGGAATATTAGGTATCGGAATACCGGGTAGATGAAAGTTTACGCAGTCTTTCCAACAGGCTGGACCGCCTTCGTCTGGGCCTTTATCAGTACACTCCTGTAGGTCTTGACACTCTGGAGGTATTCCCCCAGCGTCTAGTATGGCTGTACCTATCTTTTTGATACAGTCTATTGGACTACCTACACACTCCTCAATCTTGTCGCCTA